TAGCGACGTACCAAGGAAATATAACCCCGGTTGCAGACGCCCAGCGCCTCGTTCACCCGCTCACATTCCCCAGATCGACCCTCGCCGAAACAGCGCCGCCCACCGTGCCCCAATCGTCGAAAATGCCGGCCGGCGCGCTGGCCAATCCCCAGTCCTGATCCTGTCCAAGCTCCAGCGATGTCGTGACTGGGCCGACCACGCCCGCGCCGCTCGGAATGTAAGTATAGATTATGCACGTTGCTATGTCTTGCACGCCGGAGCCGTAAATATTGAAGCTCTGGAATTTAAGGAACAGCAGTTGCCCGATCCAGTTCGCCGGCAGCACATATTGCGTGACGGCGCTGTCCAGTCGCGCGAAGGCGGCTCCGGTCAAATGCGCCGCCGGCGCCGTGCCGTAAAGTCCGCGCGCCAGGCCCGTGACGTTATAGGCGTCCGTTCCGGTCAGCGTCGCGGTTGCGAAGCCCAGCAATTCACCATCGACGAGACATAGCGTCTGGCCGCCCTGCGCCGCCGTCTGCGTCGCCGTCGCCAGCGCGCCGCCGCTCTCGGCAAGACCCACGGCGAGCGTGTCGACCGTATCGTAGCCGGACGCCGACGCCAGCGGCGCGGTAAGGAAGCCTTGTTTCAACGGTTCGACGATTTTGGCGATTTGAATGAAGGTCTCGCCGTCGAGCGAAGCCCAAACCGCGCAGCCGCCCCAATTCGGATCGGCCACGCCGCCGGAGCCGCCCGAAGCCCCGACCCAAAGTTGCGAGACGTTGCCCGTGAGCAGCGGCGGCGGCTCGTAGATCAGCGGGGGGTTGACGGGATCGACAGAGACCCCCGTGTTGTTCGAACTGCCGCCGCTGGTTCCCGAAGGATTGATCGCCGGCATGGATGTGCCAAGGATCAATTCTTCGGCGGTGACCGACAGCTTACCGCTGTCGTCTTCCTCGATGTTGATGACGCGGACGAGGTAGCCGTTCAAGCCAAGATTGGGGTCGGCGAGGCTCACGATGTCCATCGGATCGAGCAGGCAAAACTCCCAACTCAAGGAAAATTTGAAATTCGTGCGGACATAGAGCCCGCGCTGAAGGATCAACTGGACGGAGACGCAGGCCGCGTTGATGTCGCAAAACTCATGCGCGGTGATGGTCGACCCGACGCGCAAGCCGAATTGTTCGATCATCGCCTGATCGCGCGCGGAGATCGGCGTCGCCTGATATTCGGGGAGCCCCTGCGGTTCGTCGATTGTGCTTGGCGCATAACCGGGGCTGATGCCCGTGCGGTTCAGCATCTCCATCCACTGAAAATTCGGCAAGGTGAACGGATCGAGTCGCGAAACCTTTATCGGATCGTCGCCGCTTGTGTAGACGAGATCGGCGTCGGAGAGCGCATAGGCCGGCGTGAGATTTGGAACGTATTCGACGCCGTTGCCGGTGACCGTCACATCGCCATAGGGGATGAAGCGTAGCCGATCGCCCGACCACACCGCGGCGATGGAAAGCAGTTGCAGCCAGCGCGTCAACACGCTCGCCGCCGTTTCGGTCTGGTTCAGCAGCGGGCTGAAGCATAGTCCCATCGCGCGGCAATACGTCTGCGTCGAGGCGTCTCCGCCAGGCCCGTAAACCGTCGTCGCGTCGATATTGGCGCCGGGAAAGCCGACGCCATATTGCGGGTTGAGCAGAAAATCGGCGATCACTTGCGCCGGATCGGCGTCGAGGCCGTTCGCGCCCGTGCCGACCAAATTCGCCTGCACTTCAAGGCTCAACGAGCCGATGCTGGCGGACGAGCCGAGGTTGAAGTTGGCGGCGCAGACATAGGCCGTTCCGGGATAGGCGAGGCTCTGCGTCGGATAGGTGGCCGCGAGATAGCCCCACGGCTCCTGCCCCGTCGCGCCATCGAACAGCGTCAGGCTGAGCGCGCTGAGCGATACGGTCGCATAAAGGTTGTTGGCCGCAGACTGCGCCGCCGCGATCGCCGCCAGCGCGATGAGTTGAGCCTCGACATCGCCATGTTCGGCGGCGAGCGTCGCCTCCAAGGCGGCTGCGGTGGCGGTCGCCTGATATTCATTCGCCGATGCAATCGCTGCATTGAACGCCGCCAGCGCGTCGGCGGAGCCAATAGGGTAGCCGTAAGAGTTGCCGCCGGAAATCACCGCCGGGCCGACGCCCTGGCCGCCGTAGGCCGCGCCGGTTGTGGTGAATTGATTCCCGAAAGTGGACTGCCCGAACCATATCTGATTGACGCCGACAATCGGCCCCTCGCACAGCGCCAGCATTAAATCGGCGGAATAGGTGTAGCTGTTGCTGGAAAAAGTATATCCGCCGGACGTCGCCCCAATCCCCAGAATGCCGCCTGTTCCCGGCGTATAATTGGTTTGCACCACAGGATGCGCTTGGAAATTGGCATAGAAGAACACGTTGATGGAAACTTTGGTCATGCCCCACATAATCGGAATGGGCATGGAGTTCGAAGATGTCTGTAACTGGAGGCCGGTGTAGCTGGGCCATGTGACGCCGGCGCCGGCGTTCGGAGACGCGCTCGGTGTGATGAGACCGCTCATTTATCACCCACAAGGCAAGCGAACATGGCCGGCGCGGCACGCAGCCGACCGTTGCGGAAGACCGATTCTTCTAGCACGATTCCAGCCGGTTGACTGGCGTGAACGATAACGAGCGGATCAGCGCGCGTGACAATTCCACCGTGCGACCACGCGCGCCCAACGCGAAACAGCATGGCGTCGCCCAGCTGCGGCGCATCGACCTTCTTCGCGTGCGCCGTCAGCCCGTCGAGGTAGCGTTCATCGTCGCGGTGCAGGTGCCACTGCGCGGTGTAGGGGCGCGGATCGAAGCGCGGCACAAGCCCAAGGTCGCAGTAGACGCGCACCAAGAGCATGCCGCAATCGACGCCGACGCCCTTGATGTCGGCGCAATTGTGATAAGGCGTGCCAATCCAAGACCGCGCCTCGGCGACGATTTTTTCACGCATGAGTGGGGGTTCCGTTTGGGGGGTGATCAAGTCACAAGCGCGTCCCTCGCCGTCTTTGCGAGGAGCCATAGGGCGCCCGAAGGACGCCGTCCCTTGGACGGGCTATGGCGACGAAGCAATCCAGGGGCCGCATGCGACTCCTGGATTGCGTCGTTTCGCTCGCAAGGACGGGTTCGCCCGCCCTTCGCTCACACCGCCATCTGCGGCGGCGGCACGAACGGAAACGCGCGGAAATTCGCGAGATTGTCGAACGTCGCCCCGCATGTGCCCATCGTGTGGTCGCAGCCCTGATAGACGGTGATCGCGTCGCCGGCAGCGGGCGTCTCCGGCAGCGGATACATCAGCGTCAGCGACGCGCCCGCCACGGCATATTTGACCGTCGCGACCACGCCGGCGTTGGCGCCGGAGCTGAACACGATCTTGCCCTGCAGATGCGCCGCCAGCGCGCCGGAAAAATTGATGAGGCTCGTCGTCGACGCCGCGCCGATGGTTCCATTGGTCGAAAACGCGCCCGCCGGCAGGCCGCAGCCCAGATCGAACAGCACGTGCAGACAGGTCGGCGCGAAGATATTGCGGGGCATGTCGATGTCGAGCAGGACGAGTTCACTGGCGACGGTGAGTTTCGCCTTGGTGCGGCCCACTTCGTCCACCGTCGAGACGCGGCCATAGAACAGCGTCACGCCATCGACCAACGTCACGCCAATAAAATCGGCAAAGAACACGCGGTCGCGCTGCACCATCGCGCCATCGAAAGCCCCGTCGCGCAGGGCGACGAGAAACGCCGCGCCGCTGGTTAAATCGTCGGGCCTTGCGGCGACGGTGATCTCCTGGCGGTCGACATTGAGCCCGGTCGCCGCACGATATTTGAGCCCGGACACCAGTGGGCCATTGGCCAGAAACTCTTTGCCCGCATAAGTGATCGGGACATCCGCATTGGTGTAGGTCAGCGTCGTTCCGCTCATCAGCGTGAAGGTGTAACAGTCTGCGAAGGCGAGTTGAATGTCGGGGCTGGCGCGCGCGGCGGTCAGGAAATTTATCAGCGTCGAGGAAGCCGTTTTCATTGCCGCACGCTCCGAAATTTGATGCGCTTCGCCGCCCAAAGATTTTGCATGAAGTTCTCGAAGTCCTGGCTGTCGTCGAGAAAACGGCACACGAAGGCGTAGGTGAAAGAGGCCGCGATCGTCGCGCTGCTCGCCGGCGGACTCGTGAACGCGAGCAGATTCGGCGCGATCAGCGACCAGTTCGAGACGGCGACGCCATTGACGGCGACGCCTGTCACGCCGGTGACGTAAAAATCGGAATCCGCTCCCGCGCCAATCGAGCGAAGAAACGTAAACTGCGTTGTCGCGCCGTCGCCGGTCGCGATCGTTTGGTTGGTCGCGGCGTTGTCGTTCGGATCGACATAAAGAAACGCGCCGTACGATCCGCCGCATTGCAGATAAAGCCCCATCACCGCCTGCAGCGATTGTGCGCCGAGGCCAGGGTTGCTTGCGGCGTCCGAGGCGAGCGCTTCGAAGCCGACCTCGAATTCGTAAAGCCCCTGATACAGCGCGGTGCGCACCGTGCGCCCCGAGTCATGCTCGGCGACGATGCCCGCGGTGATCGGACTTTTGGTCGCGAAAGTCTGGCCGGGAAGCGTGGGGAATGTGGGAAGTGTCATGCGGCCTCACAGTTTCACCGTCACCAGCTTCACGCTCTTCAATCGAAACAGATTGTAAGCGAACTGCTCGAAGTCGAGCGCGTCGTCGGCAAAGCGGCACAGCCACAAACCCGCGCCGTCCACATTGACGCTCGCGGCCGCCGCCGGCGCGCTCGCGAGGGTCAGGCGAGGTTCGTAGCCGATTGAGAGACTCCACGCGCCGGAGGTCAACGCCACGCCGTTTACGCGCACCGCCGTCAGGCTCGCCACGCCGGCGAGCGGCTCCGTAAACGCGCCGGTCGTGCGCTGCATTGGAAACACAGTCGTCGCGCCGTCGCCGGTTCCGACGAGCTGGTTCGTCAGCACGGCGAGCCCTAGCGGCGCGAGCCAGAAGGGTTGCGCTTGGCCTTGCACGCTCTCGAAGAAGCCGAGGATGTTTTGCAGTTCGACATTCACCGCGTCGGCGCGCAAAAAATCGTAAGTCAGTTCGATCTCGTAGAGCGGCCAGCGCATCTTCATGCGCCGCGAGGATTTGCCCGAGGCGCGCTCGTGCTCGACGCCCGCGAACCTCGGCGTCACCTTGCTCGACCAGCCCTGCCCGATCAATGTCGGAAAGCTTGGGAACGGGCCGAAGCTCGGCGCGCTTGACGGCGTCTGCGGCGGCAGCGACGGCAGCTTGCCGTTGAGCCAATGGCCGTTCTGCCAATCGGCGCCGTCCGACCAAATATCGGTGCGCAGCGGAAACTCGGGCAGCGGCCGCGCGTCCCAACACCAGGCGAACATCAGATCGTCGGCGATCATCGGCACGCCGGCGGAGGATGTCTGGTTATTGCCGGGCGTCGTCCAATATTGCCAGAAGGCTTGCAGCGCGGTCAGCGCCAGCGTCGCGTCGATCAGCGGCGCGGTTTTGGCGGCGTTCCAGATCGACCAGAACGGCGTGCCGCCGGAGATCGATTGCGGATCGTAAAACACGTTCTCCTCATTGCTGCATCGGTCGGAAGTCGGAAAGCCATATTCGAGAAAGCCGACGCTTTTCGATTGCGGAACCCATTGGGTATGGGGTCCGTGCGGGACGGTTCCGGCGCCGTCGCCGGCGTCGTAGACGGCTTGATGCGTATTGTTCCACCACCAGCGTATCTGCTTGAAAGCCAGCAGTTGTTGGCCGGCGTAATAGGGATTGCGCGCCTGCGCCAGACGATCGCCCTGCGGCGCGGTCACATATTGCAGCGTCCCATCGGGATCGAGCGTCACCGAGGATGTGTAATCGCCATACCAGTAATGAAATTTCTCGCCGCCCTCGATATTGGCTGTCAGATAGTCGATCCGATGAACGTCCGGCGCGCCGGTGAGGCCAAAGCCGAGCGTCGTCGGACTGGCGAGCGGCCAGGAGGCGGGCGCCGGCAAGCGCCAGTTTTGCGCGTCGAGACCGCCCTCGCCCGTGGTCCAGTCCGACAGCGGCATGTAATTGTCGATCGACACGAAATCGATGTTGCTTGAGGCGAACAGCGTGTCGAGATGCGGGAAGATTCCCGTCACGCCGGCGTGTTGCGCGCCCATCCATTGCGACCAGTCGGCAGAATAGGTGATGAGGTTCTCGCGCGCCGCGACATTCTTGGTGAAGCCCGCCGCGTCGAACACCGAGCGGCAATCGTTGGCGAGCGTGACCAGCCCGGCGACGAAGGGATAGTCCCAAACGGCGTTTCCGCTTCCGTCCGTCGTTCCAGCGGGCGTCCAGGCGGGGCCGCGTATCGCCTCCAACCCGCGCAGCTCGGAACCGAAGGCGAAGAGATTGACGCCGCCGGCGAGCGCCGCGAGATTGGCGTAATGCAGCACGAAGCGGCGATAAGTGAAGTCGAGCACATTGCCTGAGTAATGCACGGTGAGATTGGTCGCGTCGCGGGTGAACTGCGAGGTCGCGGCGGAGCCCAGAAAATTATTCACCACCGTCGTCGCGGCGGCGGAGACATCGGGCGAATAAGTGACGAGGCCGCGCCAGGGCTTGCCGGTCACGTCCATGTTCATCATCAGATAGAGCGCGACCTTGAAGCCGCGATTCTTCAGCTCGGCGATGCAGCGCACGACCGATTGATCGGAGGGCGTGCCGCCGTAAACCGCGTGAACGCCGTCGGGCCGGCTGATCGGAATGAGGCCCGATGTCGCGAGCGTCACGTCGGAGACGCGCCAGGAGTCGGTTCCGCCGGCCGTCGGCTCAAAGGCGCCGACCGCGCCATTAAAGAGATAGGTCGTCGCCGGATAGACCTGACAGGCCGAAGCGTTGAGCGAGTTCCCCAGCCATTGCACGACCAGCGCGACGCTTGTGCAATTGGGCAGCGTCGCCTGCAACTGATCGAGCGCGAACATAACGTCGGTGCGCGTTCCGCCGGGCGCGTGATAGGTGTTGATCGGCGCAAAGGTCGAGGAGCCCGGCGGCTCGCCGCTATACGCCACCGTGTCGTAGACGAACTCGCCCGACGCGGGGATCAGGTTTATCGCGGAGAGATAAGGGAAGGTCATGCCGGCCTCGATTGGTCGTCAGCGACGCAGGGCAAAGGACACAAAAATCCGCACGCGGACGCACGTTGCCGCGCGCCTTGAGAAAGCTTTCGGCGAGTCGTCAGGTCAGTTGGCTGCGTATCCCAGCCACTTCAACGGCAAGTCGCCATAGCCGTGCGCGAGGGTTCCAAAGAATATGAGCGCGACGCCAATCACGCGTTCGGCTACGACATCGTGCATGACGCCCGGGCGCGCGACCTTGTGCGCTTCTCTCTGTTGCTTGAGCAAATGCGCGGGCGAATGGCCCACGAGAGGATGGCCGACAATCGGAGGGCTCACCGCTTCGACCAAACCCTCGGGCATCTGACGATCAACGGCGTCTTTAAATCCGGTGCGAAAGAACGGTTGCGCTGTCACGACGACGCCTAAAGCCGTCAAGACGGCGCCAAACCGCGACCCGATCGCCGGATCGTGCGTCGCCACGAACCAAACGCAATGTAGTGCGCCCGCCACGATAAAAATTGTCAGATAGACGAGCCAAAGCCACCAATGTCGTGTCACGTTCGCGTTTCCTAACGGGAAAGTTAAGTGCTCCGTCGCGGCGTATTCGCACGTCCGCGCGAGACCCAGCATAGCGCGCGGGGATGTGATGGGGATAGAAGCGGAAACTACTTACATGCGGCGTTCGAGCGGCGACCGCTCTGGAGGAAGCGCGCGCGAATTGCCGGCTCACGTCGAATTCAACCCTCGCACGCCAAGATGCAACCCGTCCTGCACATGGCGGCCGACCGCCTTCATGATCTCGCGGCCATTGCCTTGCAAAAAGCTCGCGACGCCCTGCGCGTCGAGCGCGTGGACGTGGAAATTCACCGGCGCGTGAACTTGCGGCGCGCTGTTGCCTTGCGCGCCGCCAGTGTTGACGAGATTGCGGAAGGCGTCGCCCTGGCTCGCGGTCATCACCAGTTCGTTTTTATGCACCATCGCAAGCTGGTCTTGCGGAATGTTCCAGGCGCCGATGTCGAAGGAGGCGATGCTGGCCGCGCTCGCCACGGTCGCCTGCGCCTCCGCCGCCGGACCCGCCGCCGCCGGCCCCAGCAGCGGCGCCATGAAGCCGAACACGCCGGCGAAAGCCTCGGCTGACGACGCCATGATGCTTTTGATCACCGCCGCCACCTTGCCGGCGATGTCGGCGACGCTTCCCGCCGCTTCGCTCGCCGTGCGCTCGGAGACGCCAAGCTGCGTCGCCGCGGTCATCGTTTGCTCGCCCATCACATGCGTCGCGATGTTCTTGGCGATGTTCATCGCGAAACTGGCGACCCATTGCGTGCCCATATTGACGAAATATTGCGTCGCCTGCACCGCCATTTGCCGCACGCCCTCGCGAAAGGTCGCGGTGTGCTGCAACAGCCCCATGATGCTCGAACTCATCGACGAGCCGATTTTGCTGGCGAGGCCTTGCCAGATTTTGTCCTGCTCCTCGGCGGCCTGATAGGCGAGTTGCAGCATCTGCTTTTGATGCGTCGCGTCGAGCGTCGCGATCTTGTTCAGCGCCTGCTGCTTTTGCCGGACGCTTTGATCGGCGAGCCCCGCCTCCTGTTCCAGCAACGCGCGTTGCGCCTCGTATTCCTCCTGCGTCGCGGCCTTCACCAGCGCGATCTTTTGATTCTCGCTGATGTTCTTGAGCTTCGCCTCGCCGTCGAAGATCGTCTTCTTGATCGCCAGCGACTCTTGCAGCACCTTGATCTCGCCGTCGATGCGCGTCTTGGCGGCCCCGGCGTCGTCGCCGAGCGCGGTCAAGGCGGCGGAGGCGGGCTGCAGCGCGCTGGTCAGTCCGCCGCCGATCGCGAGCGACATGCGCGAAAACGCCGCCGCCGCCGGCGCGGTTTTTTGCGCGGCGTCGCTGACGCTTTCCGAGAGCTTTTTGAGGTCCGGCGTCACCGCGCCGACCGCGCCGCGCACATCGGCGAGACCGTCCTCCAGATCGTCCGTGTCGGCGCTAAAGCGGATCGTCACATCGTCGACCATCGGCGGATTTTCCCTCTTTAAGCCGCGCCGGAGCCGGCTCGGATTTTATGTTCTTGGTTTGGACTTTTGCAACCATACGATTGTATATCCGCATTCAGCCCATCGATTCGCCGAACTGCGAGAATCGCAAACATGCCACTCTTATTACTGCTTCTTGTGCTTCTTGTGCTTCTCGCGAGCCCGCTGAAGGCACAATCTTTACGTGCATACGGCTTGCATAATCCCGCCGTGACGCAGGAGACCATCGAGACGACGATCTGCGTGCCCGGCTGGACCCGGGGCGCGCGGCCGCCGTCGTCCTATGCGCGGCGCGTAAAAATCGCACTGGTGCGCGAATTGGAAATTCCGCAGGACATGCTCGGCGATTTCGAACTCGATCACCGCATTCCCTTGAGCCTCGGCGGCGCGCCTTACGAACCCGCCAATCTGGAGCTTCAGCCCTGGGACGAGGCCGTCGAAAAGGACCGCAAGGAAGCCTGCCTCGCCCGCGCGGTATGCGCCGGCCGCCTCGCGCTGGACGAGGCGCGGCGGCGCATTTGGAGCGACTGGCGGAGCGTCGGCGCGGGTTGCGATTGACACGCGCGACTACGGATGGCCTTTTACCGCAGCCGAACAATATCTATTTTTTGACGCTTCGGTCTATCCGCGACTTTGGAGATCATCGATATGAGCCCCTATCCCATCCTCGTCCTCATCGGCAGTCTTCGCCGCGACTCATACAACCGCAAGCTGGCGAACGCCCTCGTGAAACTGGCGCCGCCGGAGTTTTCCTTCCACCTGGCGCAAATCGGCGATCTGCCGCTTTACAATCAAGACGACGACGCCGCCCAAGCCGCGTCAGTGAAGCGGCTGAAAGGCGAGATCGTCGCCGCCAAGGGCGTTCTATTCGTGACGCCGGAATATAATCGTTCCATTCCCGGCGTGCTGAAAAACGCGATCGACCATGCGTCGCGTCCCTATGGCGACTGCGCCTTCACGGGCAAGCCCGCCGGCATCGTCGGCGTCTCGGTCGGCGCGATCGGCACGGCGCTGGCGCAGCAGCATTTGCGCAACATCCTCGCCTGTCTCGACGCGCCGACGCTCGGCCTGCCCGAGGTTTTTATCCAGGCGAAGGAGGGCCTGTTCGACGCGGACGGCGAGATCGGCCCCGCCAGCCGGCAGTTATTGCAGAGTTGGATGGACCGCTATGTCGCCTGGGTGAAGAAGCACGCGGGTTGACGCGGGGCGGTGAGTCTTGCCGTCACGATGGTTTTACGCCATCTTCCATTCGTCGGCGCTTACGATGTGCGCCGCCGCTCGCAAGCCGAGCGCCTGGAGACATGCCATGACGTCCATCGCTTTCGACACGCTGAAACTGGCCCAGGCGCTCAAAGCAAAAGCCCATCTCACCACGGAGCAGGCGGAAGGCTTCGCCGAGGCGTTGGCCGACGCGCTGCACGACGATCTCGCCACCAAAGCCGATCTTCGCGAAGCTAAGGCGGAACTGAAAGCGGAAATCGTATCGGTCAAATCCGAAATCATAAAATGGATGTTCGGCACGATCGGCTTTCAGACAGTGATCATCCTCGGCGCGGTGATCGCGCTGGCGCGCGTCTCCCATCCCTAAATCTTCCCCTCCGGAAACATCGCCCGCAACATCGCGTTCGCGTCCCGTGGCGCAGCCGCCGGCTTGAACACGCCGAGTCCCACCGCGATCGCCCGCACCAGCACATGCGTCGGCGGGAACTCGCGCCAGTAGCTTTGGCGCGCGAACAGGCGCGGGAAGGTGAGATCAGCCTCCAGCGCGTCGTCCCATCGCTCGCCGGAGCTTTGGCAATAATGGGCGATCAGCCGGTCGAAGAATTTTGGGGAGCCGTCGCAGGCCTCGCCGTCTCCCCCAATGTTTCCCCCAGATTTTCCCCCGCTGCGTCGGCCGGCTTGAAGAAGCCGGTCTGCCGCGTGACGACGCCAAGCGCCGCGACCAGTTCCGGCGTCGACGCCGGCAGGTCCAAAAAACTCTCGCGCGAAAGCTCGGGATAGGCGCGCGTCAACGCGGCGTGAACGACGGCGATGATCGCGTCGTAATTCTCTTCCGAGAGCCGCGCCATCGCCGAAGGCTGGCCGCTCTGCATGTCTTGCAACACGGGCATGAGCCGCATCAAGGCCGGCACGACGACGCGCGCCTGGCGCATCGCCAGCACGGGCACGAACCATTCGCGCCCGGCCAGCGTCACCACCGGCGCGCCGGCGCAATCGATGTTGGGATCGGGATTCATCTCACGTCCTTTAAATCGCGGTGTTCACTTCGCCGATGTTGTTCGACGCATTGGCGAAGGCCTCAAAGTCCATTTCGGGAATGGTGAAGTCTTCGAGCTTGCTCCCCAGCGAGAGTTTCGACGAGATGCAGCTGTAAAGCCGCAGCGACCATTGCGCGCCGGCGACATTGGGGTTGGTCTGATAAAAGTCGATCTGAAAGGTCGGCGCAATTCCCATCAGCTTGTTGCCGATCACCGCTTTCGAGCCAAGGACCGACTGCGTGTAGCTGTAAGTGATCAGCACGGCCTTGCCGGCGTCGGCGGAACTGAATGTGTAGACGCCGGCGACGACGCTATATTGCCCCGCCGACGGGCTGCTGGCGACGGGCGTCAGTTGCAGGCCGCTCGACGCATAGGCGACGCCGAGGTTCTCGTCGAAAGTCGCGGCGTTGGCCACCGTCGCGGTGTAGGGCGAAGCCGCGCCGACCGTTGCGCCTTCGTTATAGGACCAAAGTTTTTGTCCCGTCGTCGGCGTGTTGCCGAAGAAAATCGTGTTGAGCACGGGACCGTCGATATTGGCGAATTTCGCCTTGCCCGAGACTTTGCCGGCGCCGCGCGCCACCGCGACCGGAAACTGATATTGCCCCATCAGCGATTTCACCGAAAAGGAAAAGTCGACCGACACATCCTGCAACGTGCCGAATTGCAAGGGGCCGGCGGAAGTCGTGCCGATCAGGACGCCGGAGCCGAAGCCGAGCGAAGTGTTGTTGGACATGGATTTGGTTCCTTAAGGTTGTGCAACGTGATTGTTGACGGCGACGCGCCTCACAGCGCCAATATCTTCAGCGGAACCCACAGCAAGCCGTCGCCGTCGAGATCGCCGGGGTCTTTCAGGACGGCGCCGTCGATGCGGCAATGCGAGACGAGGCCGCCGAGCGTCTGGCGGTTGTTGTCCGACGGCTGCGGTTTCAGCGCGGCTTCCAGCGCGTCCATCATCGTGTTGAGCGCTGCTGCGGGAATGGTGTTTCTGTCGCTGGCGTCGATGTAGATGAAAAGGTCGACACTCAGCGTCGTCTTCGTCGGCAGCGCCTCGCTCTGATAGTTCGGCTGTTCGCGATGCTCGGTCACGAACAGCGCCGGGCGCTGCGACTTCGGCACGTCGGACCACAGCTTTAAGCGCCGCGACACCGAGACGAATCCCGTCTGGCCGTTGACCGGCGAGGCGAAAGCGACGCCTTCCAACAAGGCGACCAGCGCCGCCATCACCGCTTCGCGCGCGACATTCATGTGTCTAATCCTTCGCTAACCGCGTCGCTCAGCGCCTGCGTAATTTCGTCCTGCATGTCGTCCAGCGCGGAGCGCATGAAACTGCGCTCGGGCAGGTTCATGTGGCGCGAGAAGGCGCGCACGAAGATCGTTTTAGGCGCGATGGCGTTGCCAAACGCCTCGCGGATTGCGCGACTATGCGCGGCCACCGACTCGTCGCCGTCAAAGCCGTATTCCTGTGCGAAGGCGTATTTGACGCCGGCCGAAAACACGCTCGCGCCGGCGTCGTCGACGCTGGCCTCTATCGACCCTTGCAACGCGCCGGTGCGCGCGCGCAAAACCTCGCCGCCGAGCTTGTCGTTCTTGATTTTGTCGACCAGCCGATCGGCGAGATCGGCGATCTTGTCTTTGAGCGCCGCGCGGATCGCTGTAGGCATGGCGTCAAAGCGCGCCGCGAGTTCCGCCGCGCCTTCGATGTCGACGTTGAGCATGGACGCGCCTCAATTCGCGATAATTCTGCGGAAATTCATCAGCGACTGCGCGACAAAATCCGGTGTCGCCTTGTTCTGATAGGCCGTCGTCTCCTGGCCGCCGAGGCTCTTGCTCGTCATGCCGATGCGGTCCTTGTATTTGTAACGATCGGCGACCCATTCGAGCGCGCATTGCGCGAGGTCGGCGGGGATATAGCCATAGGACAGCGCGACCGCTTGTCCCGCGTCGGCGGCGGCGAATGTGTAAACGCCAGCGGCGACCGAATATTGGCTTTGCGCCGGCGCGCCCGCGACCGCGACGAGCGCCGCGCCGCCGACATAGACGACGCCGGTGTCCGCGGCCCATCCGCCATAGGGCGCGAGCGCGTCAATCGTGAAAGGCGCGCTCAAAGGAACAGCCCAAGCCTCGCCGACGATCTCGTAGCCGGCGCGATAGGCGACGACGACATTTTGCCGGCCCTTGCGAAACATATGAGGCCCACGCAGAAACAGTTGCTGCATGGCGCCGGGCGGCGCGTCGTCGCTTTGCTCCAGCACGTAGCCATGCGTCGGATGAACGCCGGCGACCATCATCGCCGCCGGCGGAATCGCATTGCCATCGACGACGACGAAAGACACCGCGCCGACCGGCCAGTTGCGCAGCAACAGCTGATCGCGCCCCGTGCCGTCGTAAGCCTCGGTCACATCGGTGGGCAGCACGAAAGAGCGGTTGATGTAGTTGTATATGCCCCGGCTGATCTGCGTGATCAGCGCGCCAAGCAGCGCGTCGTCGTCGTCGGTGACGACGCCGAGCCAGTTCTTCACAGCGCCAAGCGCAACGAGATCGCCCGTGGTCATTGATGGATGCTCCGTTGTCTATCTGTGCGGCGGGCGCTCCCTTCTCCCGCGAGCGGGAGAAGGGATTCGCGTCACCCATTGGCGATGTTGGAAATGACCGCAAGCGACGGCGGGAAGTAGTGCTGCAACACTTCATCCGCATAGACGCCATACTCGTAGCGGCGCGTGCGCAGCGGCCATTCGATCTGGTAATAATCGCGGCGCGTTCTGATCTGGAACACATTGCCGACGCCCGACAACGGATAGGGAATGCTGCGCGCGGTCATCAGAATCGTGCCGGCCGGCATGTTCGGATGCACGCGAATGTCCAGCGTCGAGCCGCCGCTCATCGAGAAGCGGTTGAGATAGGTCCGCACCATCACGCCGCCGCCGATGGCGTCCTGCGCGGCGTTGAAGATGAAGCGCTGCGCGGAGTTGACGCTCCCGGCGAGAATCTTCTTCGAGATGTTCAGCGCCTCTTGGCTGTTCACCCAGATCGTGTCGGGCGAGAGGCGATAATTATCCCACATGGATTTGAGCGCCGCGTCGATCTCGATGACGCCGCCCGCGCCGTCCGGCGTCAGCGGCGTTCCAGCGCCGGCCGTCCCGCTCGCCTGCGACGCGACATAGGAGCCCGAGCCGGGCTTCAGCGCGATGGTGAGCAACCCGTCGAAGACCAGCACGTTGCTCGACCAGTCGGCGCTGGGAAGCGAGGCCGCCGTCTGCGTCCCCGCGGCGGTCGCCAAGATGCTCACGGAATTGATCGAGGTGATCGCGCCCAAAACTTCCGAACCCGCCGCGCCCCAGAACCAGGCGTAGCCGAGCGCGCCGCGCACCGTCGCGACAACAGCCGCGACCTGGCCCGAAGGACCGGTGACCGCGATGGTCGCATTGGTCGATTTCTGCGCCGCGCCGCCGCCAAAGTTGTCGGTGGAGCTGTCGGCGTTGGTGCGGGTGATCTGCGACTGCACGCCGTTCGACACCGAGCCGTTGATGAAGCCGTCGAGCGACAGCGCGACGCAGATCACCGACAGCGTGCCGGAGGCGAGCGCGCCGCCGCTGGCGGAGGCGGTCAGCGTCGGGGTCGGCGTCGCGCCCAGCGGCAGCGAATTATTGCCGCCGAGGATCAGCGCCTCTTCGCCGAGCATCGTCGCCTGAAGCCCACGCAGGCCGGCCTGCGCCCGCACGTCGTCGAAACCGACGCCGGCGTATTCGGCTTCGAAGTCGACCGAGGTTTCAAGGCCGATGCCCTTATAGGAGGCGAAGTAATCGGCGGTGGTCACCGCCTGCACGCCGCCGCGATTGCCCCCCGAAACGCCGAGCCGCAGCCCGGTCGTGTTGATGCCGGTGATGGCGCGCCAATTGGCCTGAATGCCGCCGCGACCCGAAACGCGCGGCGTCTCGTTGCGCAGCGGCGTCAGCACGGGCGCGAGAAACTTGGCGCCGGATTCGAGATCGTAAAAGGCGAGGCCGTCGGTCGGGCTGGTCGGCTGCGTAAAGGTGCTCTTTTCGAGCCCGAACGCCAGTAGGCGCGGATCGCCCTGCGGCAGGCTCTGCGACTTGCGAATAGCTGCGAGAACTTCTTGCGTGGTCTGATGGATGGTCATGTGTAGTGTCCCGAGGTGAGGTGGACGCGCCGTCCCCGGCGCGGGTGTTTCTTCCTTCTCCCGTTTACGGGAGAAGGTGGCCTCGCGAAGCGAGGTCGGATGCGGGTTCCGTCGGCGACGGCGGCGCTGTGAAGGCGCTTGATTTTCAGAGGGACGCGGCAAAGAAAGAGGGGTGATCGCGACATCCCTCATCCGACCTCGCTTCGCGAGGCCCCCTCACCGCGCCGCCGGCTCGCCGACGAGAACGGCGAACGGAAATTTTGGCGTTGATTGTTTCCCGCCCCCTGTCGCTTTATATGATCAACAGCGCCCATCGCGGCGCGCGAGGGAGAGGACGAGACATGCGCGAGTTGATTGCGATTGGCTACCCTGACGCGAAGGCCGCCGAAGCGGCGCACGACGCTCTGTTGACGCTGCCGCGCGAAGATATTTTTCGTATCTCCGAAATCGTCGTGGCGGCGCGCGACGAAAAGGGCGCGATCAAGCTCAGCCATGTGGTTCACTCCTCGGCCTTGAACCTCAGAACGGGGACAATGTCCGGACTCCTCATCGGACTGCTCTTTCT